CATTTCATGCCAGAGGTAGCGTTCATCACTTGTTCCTTTTCGTTTTCCGGCAAGTGAAAATGGCTGACAAGGGAAGCCACCGGAAATAATGTCAACTGTTCCTTCATATTTTTTAAAATCTGTTTTGCAAATATCGGTGTGGCTGTCTGCATCAGGCCAATAGTAATCCAACACCTTGCGTGGAAATTCCATCCATTCGCAATGGAATACGTTTTCCCAACCCATCCATTCGGCTGCAAGGTCAAATCCACCGATGCCTGAAAATAAACTGCCGTGTCTCATACTGCAAATATAGTATATTTTTTTATATTATCAAATTTCACGATACAACCCAGTTGGTACATCATATTGAAATAGCTGTGAACCAACCGCACCCCAGTGGCTGAATTTTACTTTCTGCACGTGAACTTCAACGCTGTTGTTTTGAAAGTTACGATAAACCGTGATTCCGTTATCGGTCTTGTTGAAAAAGTTTGCGGAACCTGCGATGTCATAAAGTGTTGGAACTTCGTATATACCGCCATCCTTTTTCTGTATTTTGCGTGGGTGTGCTACCAAAAAGCAATGCACGTTGTACCTCTCGCAGAAGTTGACAATCTTATCCAGCGACTGCCCGATATATTTAGTTTCACTTTCGCTGTACTGGTGTTCCAATTTATTCCATGCGTCAATAACAAACCAATCAATGTTCCTGCGGTTTTTCAGTTCTGCCACCTTTGACAAGATGCTGTCCAGTGTGAAATCCTTTTCCGGCTTTACGAAGTAGATATTGTTTTCCAGCAGCAACAAGGCTTCGTATACTTCCTCTTGGTTCATCCTATTGTGGCCCTGAAACGGTCGCTGTGTTATCTTACGCATCAACTTGCTGATGTGCAATTCCACTGGGCGGTTTTCAGGGCTGTAAAACGCACCTTTCCATCCATGCTTTTGTAATAACTTGATAAGGATATGGTCAAGAAAATCCGATTTACCGTGTCCGGGTACGCCAGTGATGGTTGTCAAATACCCTTTGTGGAATTTCAGTAGGCTGTCAAATCCCGGCATACCCAATCCGCATCCCTCTGGTAATCCGTAGTTATAAAGATTTTCAATTTCGGGCAGGTAATCTGTAATGCTGAACACTCCAACCATTGGGAACTCTGTTGCATTATTTGCAGCATCACGCAAGGCAAATGCACCGTTTAACAGCAGATATTCATTTGCATCCTTGCAGTCAGGGAAAACGATGTAATCGCATTTGTCTTTTCCAAACCGATCTGCAATCGCATTACGCAGGTCAATGCCGGGTGCGTCATTGTCAACCGCAATATGTATCTTTTGAATGTGGTCAAACGATGGCATGAAGCGGTCAAAGAAAGTAAGATTTGGCTGCGCCCCATTCGGCACACTTATCACGTTTTCAATTCCAGCTTCGATTAAAGACAGAGCATCCATCTCTCCCTCAACTATCCACACCTCTTTTGCGGTTGCAAGGCAGTCGATGTTGTATGGGATAAGTTCCGCGCCTTTATGCATCTTGAAATGTTTTGCTCCATCCCGGTACTTCGTGTTTTTTAACTGCCCATTCTCAAAGTAATTAAAACAGATGCAGTTTACTTCCTTGCTAACCTGCGGCATCCATTCCATTTGCTCTGTGATTTGCATCTTATTCAGCGTGGCGGCTGTGATACGTCTGCCCTCAAACCATTTAAGCACCTTGTCGGATAGCGTGGTATTGTTTTTCCATTCCGGCACTTCGTATTTAACCACTTCTGGGCGGTCAATGATTGCACCTTTCCACTGACAGTGCTGACAATACCATGCTTTTTTATCCAAGTTGACTGAAAGGCATTTGTCTGTTTTCTTTTTCCGGGTGTGGCTGCACTGCGGACAAAGTGTCTGCACTTCCCCTGATGTCTTGCCAGCAGGAATTTCGATATTATGGAATGAATAGGTCAGCATACGAAGTTTTTTAAGTGTTTAGGCAGCAATCCTTTTTTGGGTTTATCTGCCAGCCACTTCCGAGCGGTCAAATTTAGAGAAACATAGTTCTTATTGTTGCGGTAATTTTCGATTTCATCAAGGATTTCATCTACCTGCTCACGTTCCCACCCATCTGCAATTATTTTGTCCACCTCTGCGGTTGTAATTTGTAAATGACCAAAAGACCTATATATATTATCTTTATTTATTACATTAACATTTACATTATCATTAACATTAACATTTACATTTACAGCTTTTTTAGCTTTCGTTTGCTTTTCCAAAAAACCATTAGCTTTTTTAGCTTCTGTTTGCTTTTTTGGTCTGCCACCTAATTTGCCATTCTCGCTGCGCTTTTCCCTGATTTCATCCCAATGACGCAGGTCACGTTTTAACTGCATTTTGATTGGCTCAAAAGCTAACTGCATGACTAAGTCATTTGTTTCTGGGTTCTCATCATTGACATACGCGAAGATGTGTTTAATAAGTTTACCCGCAAGGTCATCCGGCAGCATCTTAAAAATGTTCTGCTGGTCGCAATACAGCACAAAGGACTTTTTGTTTTCAGCCATTGTTTTGCCCTTTCATAAATAAACGCTTACATTCTGTGTAGTAAAGCTGCTGCATTGACAATTTGTGCATCTCATACTTGTAAGCAGGCAGATGCTCTTTGATTGTGCAGTTTTGCTTTTTGACTTCCAACTGGATGATTTGGTTTTCCAGTTCTTCCAGACACCGATTGCAGATATCGGCCGGGATAGGTTTGGGTTTTGTTATATTCATAAATACAAAAGACCCCACACTTTCAAGGTTGAACCCGGCTGGAAGTGAGCCGCCCTTTACTTGTGTGAGGTCTTTCTGGTTATGCTTTGTCATTGTCTTCCTAATTTCGGCACGGGGTTCAGTCGTGTTATTCCGATACGCAAATATACGAATTAGTTTTTACTTTGCAAAATTATTTTCAACAAATTTCTGCTGTTCCTGCTGTGCATCAGCATAGTCAATGCGGCTTTGAATGGTAAAATACCAGTGCCAGCCTTTTTCCCATTCGTTGAATTGGTAAGTACCTTGTCTGTAAGGGTTGATACCATCGTGTAGGTCTGCATCAAATTCGGCTGCTGCTTGATGTCCTTGTTCAAATACTGTGTTCATGCTGCAAATGTAATATAGTTTTTTATATCTATGCAAGTATTTTAATAAAAAGTTTTCAACATTCTTAAAATTTATGGTAATTATTCCACAAACTTTGCATCGTTGCAGAAACACACAAAGATATATTTCCAGCATTTCGGCTATTCGCCCGGTGATTTCATCCCGTGTGAGGTGTGCGGAGCAGTGGCAAATGACATTCACCACATTCAGGCACGTGGCATGGGTGGAAGTAAGACCGCTGACGGCATTGAAAACCTGATGGCTCTTTGCCGAAAGCACCATGAAATGTATGGTGATCGGAAGCAATGGAAAGATTGGTTACAAAAGGTTCACGATTTGAAAATGAATGAAAGAGGGTGACGAAAAGCCAAATCATAACAGAGATAGCAATCAGCAAATGGCTGCCGGATTTCTGCGGAAAAGTAGGCAAGCACGTCGCAAGCGACTTACAGCAGCATCTTTTACTCCTGTTATGCGAGATGTCCGAAGAAAAAATCACCAACCTACACCAGAACGGCACACTGATATTTTACCTTGTCCGGGTGGGAGTGAACGCAGTAAACGGAAATAGATATACAAAGTTTTACCGCGACCACCTACGCACCAATGAAACGCTACCCGATGACTACGATGACACCGCAGAGGATTATGATGAAAGCAATTTTAGACGGATGCAGGAAGCAAGGGAAGCAATCAACTACAAAGAGGTGGCATTGCATTTCAACCGCTCGGATTGGTACGTTGAGAAACTATGGCTGCTATACAATGAAAACCGCAGCATGGCCAGCATAGCAAAGGCCACCAAAATAAACTATCGTGAAATCAGTCAAATAATAAACGCCCTGAAAGCACAAATAAAAGAAAGATACAATGAACTTGGTTAATATCATATCCGTTGCCGCTTTGGCGGTGTTGCTATCACGGTACCTATTTCCACCCGTGATAAGTTTTATTTTAAAAGTTCACAGACCGCACCGCCCAGTTTATAAACCTTGGGAATGTGGGTTTTGTTTATCTTGGTGGCTCGGCCTTGCCTTATTCATTCCACTTGCCGGGTGGTGGGGGTTGCCGTTTGCTGCCCTGTCTGCTGTGTGTGGAAGTTTAATTGATAGATATTTATGATTGATTACATAGTGGGAATAGGAATATGCCTATGGTTTATATATATATCATTGAAATAATATGACACCAGAACAAAAAGAAATCTGCCTACAACTGAAAGAAACCATTGAGCGCATCAACCGCACTGGAACTTATCACCTCGCGGCTGATTACTATGCCAAACTCAACGAGGTACACCGCCAGCTTTATGGTCAGCCATTGCCCGGTTGCCGTAGCTGTATGTTTGACGCACTGAAAAGATTATATCGGGAAGCCAATGCCTAAAATAATACACTCAGGAAACGCAGGGGATTTAATTTACTCATTGCCGGCCATGCGGAAAGCTGCTGAACTTAAAGGCGAAACCGTTGATTTATACCTGCGCATCAACGTACCTGCAAAATACGGCAACCTATCCCACCCGATGGGGGGCGTGCAGATGAATAAAAAAATGGCTGAAATGCTGGAACCATTGTTATGGGGTTTGGAGTTTATCAATGACATTCACATAACCGAAAACGATGAAAAGGTTGATTACAATTTTGACCTATTCCGAAAGTTTCACAATTACACAGGGCATATTTCGCAATGGTATTTCCATATTTACCCGGAGTTGACCTGCGATTTGTCACAGCCGATTAACTTTGATTTGAAGCCAAGCCCGGAAGCGTTTGATATTGTACTTAACAGGACTTCAAGATACCACAACCCCACGTTTGACTATACAGCCCTGCGCCAATATCAGGACCGCATCACTTTTGTGGGCTTGCCCGAAGAGTTTAGGGTTATCAGCGCAAAGTTGCCAAACATCAAACACTATCAGATTGATGATTTTTATCAATTAGCGCAGGTAATATCCGGGTGCAACCTTTTCATCGGAAACCAATCAATGGCCTATGCCATAGCAGAGCAAATGAAACACCCCAGAGTTGTGGAGATTTGCCCGAACGCTCACAATGTTATCCCAACCGGGGCGAACGGATATGGTGCATGGACTATTTTAAACCTATTACAAATTATAAAACAACATGGCTGAAACAGCAAAAGCACACGAAAGGCGCAAAGCGTCAGGATTTTATGAGAAATATATTAAAGGGCAGGGAATAGACATAGGGTGTGGCAGAATAGATACATTTGACGGCATTGACACAATTTCAATGACTGATTGTGTGCATCATGATAAGGATGATTGTGATGCCACGACAATGGATAAATACGCGGACAACACATTCGACTATGTTTATGCATCCCACGTGTTGGAACATCTTGACGACCCAGTTACCGCCATACAAAATTGGTATCGTATCTGCAAACCCGGTGGGCATATTATTATGAGTATTCCGCATCGTGATTTATACGAGCGTAAAAAGACATTGCCGAGCCGTTGGAATTTAGACCACCGATATTTTTACCTGCCCTACTCATGTGAGCCACCACATACTTTTAGTGTTGAGGGTATCTTGCTACAATCAGGCATAAAAGAGTATTGGGATATTGAAGTCATCGACACGGCAACAAACAAAGACAAACCCGAAGAGCATAGCAACGGGGAGTTTTCTATCGAAGTAATAATCAAAAAAAATGATTTGGGTAAAACTAACA